CCACCAGATGGAATTACTTCCACCGAGCAATGCTTGACGCGGTAATACTCGTATCCACCAGCAATAGCTGACACGCTACTAGGCACTACAGCCCCATTAAAAGGCTCAATGCGGTACCAATCTCTGGATATCCCGGAACTGTCAACGACAGTTGCCGGTGAAACCAAACGAGAAGACTTAACAATGCAAGTATTAGTCCCCACTCCTGCGCTCCGCGTCTTAGCGTTCCGCATCTGCCGGAATCCGCCCGTTGAGTTTTGGTTGTTCTTAGGCATTTTGCAATAAATCTGAGAGCATAGATGTATTCCCGTACATCATGGGGGTGAGCTCAGAGTATCCAACGTCAACAACAACCTGCTCAAGAGCCTCTTGGTGGTCGGGCAACATGCCAAAAGCCAACCAGAAGCTATACCTGGATTCAGGTGTGACTTCGGCTGTGCTATGCATGCCCCGTGCTAAGTAACCAAGCCCTGACTGCATTATGTTGTTGTACGTGGTTTCGTGCTCAACCCCCACAAATCTACGGTAAAACGCCTCCCAGTAGGGGACGCCCTGAGTCAAGCTCAATCCACACTTGCCAATGGCACCAGCCCACCTGCGCCACTCACACTCAGTACTCCAGGACAAAAGAGACACCATGTCTTTAGACGAAGCCACGTACGGGTTGCGGACCATCCGCCACCCGTCGGAACATAGGACGGGTTGTGTTTGACAGAACTCAATCTTTTCAAACACATCAGTCACAGGCTCGCGTGTTAACTTGAACCCAAACTCCCGGAACCATTCTCCGATGCCTGCAAACTTAGCGTAATCACGCCGCTCACAGAACACCACGCAGTCGTCACCATTGTTGGACAATCGAGCACGCACTCCAACGAGCTCAAAGTATGCCAAGACAATGGAAGACATGATAAGGCAATTGCCCATACCAGTGTTAATGTCGCCAGACATGCGGCAACCATCGACAGAGTATTTAAGCTTGTGGCCATCACAATAGGCCACCCCTTTATTATGCAATTGCCACTTGAGAAGACCGGCCAACTCGGTAGAATTAAAAATTGAGTTGTAGACACTGTGTTCATATCTTAATGCTTCAATGCTGACATGTTGGTCAAACCTAGACGCATCAAGACCAAAAGCAACAGGGTCTACAAACTCATCCCAATTTCTCCTAAGTTGACTGGCCACCCCAATGGCATTCAACCCTTTGGTTATGACACTGTAACCAAACGCCTTCTTGAACCCCTTAACCAACGCACTCTCAAACGGCTTAAGATATCTGCCAACACAAACGTTGTATCGAGCAGACCGAGGTTGGATCACCCGAGGGGCAGGGTCAGGCTTGCTGCTAAGGTTGATTTTCTCAGCCTTAACAAAAGTGTTGACAATACTATCGCGTACATTAACAGCCACACTCCTGAGGCTTTCACACGCCTTAGTGTAAACGGCACGCTTGCGAGCGTCGTGATACAATGAAGGGTAATCCTCCATTGCCACGACGTTGGTCGGACACGTGTTGCCTACAATAAGAGACTTGATATGTCTTAGTCTGTCAAAAACACCCTTAACAGGCCTGATGGGGGTTGCCAACCCCTTATCAGTGCGTGTGTATAACACACGCTCCGCCACTCCCCTCTTCAAATTCACCAGGCTGGGATTGTGTACTCCGAAAACGGCGGATCCAACTAGGCCATCCATCGTACGCACATCCCTCTTGGTCTTGCCAGTCCCACCCTGAGACAGCTTCCTGACGGTCATCCCATCGACTGAACCAACATCAACGCTGGTGTCGACGCCAGGAAGAGTCACAGGGCGCCCCTATTTCACATCAAAAGTTACCTCCCTGGTTGCGTCCCTCTTAAACTGTGAGTTACGCACCAGACTGGCAACTTTATCGGTCTCGTAGGGGATAAAATAAAGTTCCAGAGCAACAGGGGCCATCCTTGCTATGTGAGACGGTCGCATACCATCCTCAACCATAGCTTCCCTAATCAACCTGCCAGCCACAAGTCGATTGGCTGCATTCTCAGTCATAAGGCCAACCTTGGCCCTGACCGCCATTACAGCCCTCCATTGACAAGCATGGAACTTAATCCTTCCGCTGGACTCTGACACAATCTCCCCGTCTCCCTTAGAGTAATCATGCCCTGAGTCCACGACATGTGCCCAACGAGATAGGGCAACATGCACACCACCAGGTTTATGGCCCTGGTTTCGGCACCACCGCCCGACCAAATAGGCGGTGACGAGAACTAACGCTAAGAGTGTAATCTCCATGGTGCTTCC